ACGCAGGAACTAGTGCGACTATGTCGGTTGGTAAAACTGATTCAGGTGGAGCAACAGCAGCTTTTTATACTGCGGCTCAAAATGCTAAAGCTGCGGCAGACCACACACAACAAAGTTCGGCCTTTGATAATATGGATCGTGTTACTGAAGATACGCAAGTAACTGCTACTCTTATAACAGTAGGAACAACATCAACTACAGGTCAAGCAACTGTAACAGTTACATATATTCAAGCAAATAATTTGAGAGATGTGGCACCAAATAGTTAAAAACAATAAAACAACGGAGGAAAAAAATAATGGCAAATCCAAGATTTAATAAACAAACTACAAATCCAAGAGGAACTGTTTCAAGAGTAAAAAGAAACATGGGCGGAATGTCTAACGCTAGAAAAGATATGGCTTCAGGATACTATAAAGACGATATGGGTATGAGAGGCGGCGCTATGTATAAAACAGGTGGAAGAGTTAGTAAAAGAAATGGTTCAAGAGTTAATGACATTGAAGAATTAGGTAGAGTAGATAATGAAAAAGCTTTTACTAAAAAAGGTAAAAAAAACCTTAAAGCTGAAAAAAAAAGAATTATTAGAAAATTAAACAAAGCTTAGTTATGAAAAAACCAATTCCAAAAGGAAAAAAAGGAAAAGGAATAAGAGCTTTAAAAAAGAAAGCTCCTGCCGTTGCAAAACGAATGGGCTATAGAAAAGGAATGAGAGCAAAATAATGGCAAGACCAGGATTATACGCAAACATAAACGCAAGAAAAAAAGCAGGTACTTCAAGAAGTAAAAAAAAATCTACTATTTCTAAAAAAGCATATGCAAATATGAAAAAAGGTTTTCCTAAAAAGAAAAATGTTTAAAAAAATAAAAAAATTAATTTGTAACTTATTACGTATTAAACAATGCGAGTGTTCAACTGTGGATAAATAATTATGAAAATGCCTAATACCAAATATACAGGTAGTTTTATAAAAGGTGGTCCAGGAGAAAATCAAAGTTATAAAAAATACTACGGTAGTATGCTTAAAGGATTTAAAAAAGGCGGTGATGTAATGCCCGCTAAAAATAAAAAAAACTTTAGATCTACAGAATCTGGAGCAGGTATGACTCAAGCCGGTGTCAATGCCTATAAAAACGCAAATCCCGGTAGTAAACTAAAAACAGCCGTGACTGGAAAAGTAAAACCAGGATCTAAAGCTGCAAATCGACGTAAGTCGTACTGTGCAAGAAGCGCAGGCCAAATGAAAAAATTCCCTTCGGCTGCAAAAGATCCTAACTCAAGACTTCGTCAGGCACGCAAAAGATGGAAATGTTAAATGAATGAATTAGTATTAATCACGAAAATTCAAAAAATATTAAGAGACAACTTCCAACAGGTATCAAATGTAATGGTAGGTGGGGGTGTTGACAATATGGAGAAATACAAATACATGTTAGGACAAGCGCAAGCTTATAAATTTATTTCAGGGGAAATATCCAACCTGCTAAACAAAGGAGCAAAAGATGAAGATAAAAACGGAACCGTCGTCAATCTCGATGGAAAAGACAGAAATCCCAAAGCATAAAAACGCATTGGCAGAAAAGTACGAAGAACAAGCTAAAGAAGTTGCTGTGAGTGAAGCAGAATCTTATGAGCGTTTAAAATCAAAAGAATCAAATAAATTACCAAGACCTACTGGCTGGAGAATTTTAATTCTTCCATTTAAAATGCCAGAAAAAACTAAAGGTGGAATTTTTCTTGCACAAGATGCAATAGAGAGACAACAAGTTGGATCTAACTGTGGATTGGTCTTAGAAATGGGACCTCATTGTTATGATGATAAAAAAAGATATCCAGAAGGACCTTGGTGTAAAAAAGGCGACTGGGTGATTTTTGCAAAGTATGCAGGATCACGTATACAAATTGACGGGGGCGAAGTTCGCTTGCTAAATGATGATGAAGTTTTAGCAAAAATTGATAACCCTGAAGATATACTTCATCAATATTAATAACCATAGAAAAGGAGATAAACTATGCAAGATATAGACAAACCTGTTGATATCGATATTTCTGGACCAGGAGCGGAAGTCACTCTAGACGAAAAAATAGAAGAAACTTTAGCCGATAACCCAACCCAGGAGATAGCAGATGATGCAAATAAAGAAGAAGGCGTTAAATACGATAATGAGTCCAATGACTCACCTGAGAAACCTGCTGAGCATGTTGATGTTCAAGAAGGAGAAGAGAAAAATACAGAACAAAAGAAAGAATTAGAAGAATACTCTGATGGAGTAAAAAGAAGAATAGCTAAACTAACTAAAAAAATGCGTGAAGCAGAGAGACGTGAAGAAGCGGCTACTATGTATGCAAAAAGTGTTTTGGCTGAAAAAGAAAAACTTAATTCTAGACTTACAAAATTAGATACAGGATTTGTATCTGAAAAAGAAGGTAGAATTAAATCAGGTATGGAAGCCGCTGTTTCTAAATTAGCGAAAGCTAGAGAAGAAAATGATCTAAAATCTGAAGTTGCTGCAAGTGCAGAAATTTCTAGACTAGGTTATGAAGAAGCTAGACTTGCAGACCTTAAAGCTAATAATGCAGAAATCAAAGCTGATCAAGCATTACAGTTAGAACAAAAACAATACCAACAAGTGGAAACTCCAAGAAGAGTAGATACTAGAGCTAGAGATTGGGCTCAAAAAAACTCTACTTGGTTTAATAGAGACCCTATTATGACTGAAGGGGCTAAGGTAATACATAGACAATTAACTGAAGTTGAAGGATATGATCCGAATACTGATGCTGATGAGTATTATATGGAAGTAGACCGAAGAATAAGGGTTGAATTCCCCCACAAGTTTGATATAGTTTCAGACTCGACCAACAAACCTACTCAAACTGTTGCATCGGCAACGCGTAGTAGTAAAATATCAGGTCGCAAAACTGTGAAACTCTCACCTTCACAAGTAGCAATTGCTAGAAAATTAGGTGTGCCACTTAAAGACTATGCGGAACAATTAAAAATCACGGAAGGAGTATAAGCATATGGAAAAAACAGAAACAAACAAAACTTCACGTGCGAGTCAGACTAGAGAAAAAACTTCTCGACCGAAAGTCTGGTCTCCACCATCTTTATTAGATGCACCCCCTGCACCAGCAGGTTTTGTACACAGATGGCTGAGAGCTGAATCAATGGGATTCGACGATTCTAAAAACGTACAAGGTCGTATTAGATCTGGTTACGAATTAGTAAGAGCCGATGAATATAATGAAGCAGACTATTCAGTTGTACAAGACGGTAAATACAAGGGAGTGATCGGTCAAGGTGGCCTAGTGCTCGCTAGAGTACCCGAAGAGATTGCGAAACAATACGCTGACTATTATCGTAGACAAGCGCAGGAAAATGCGGAAGCATTCGACAACGATCTCATGAAGGAAGAGCACCCAAGTATGCCTATCAATATTGATAGACAAACTCGCACAACCTTTGGTGGTACGAAGAAATAGTTTTTTAACAATTTCTAGTTTCATCATTTAAACTATAAACAATGGAGAAAAAATATAATGGCAAACAATCAAGATAATGCCTTTGGTATAAGAGCCATAGGTAAAATCGGCCAAAATAGAGATAACCAAGGTTTAAGTGAATACGTAGTAGATGCTTCGGCAACAGCTATCTATTTCCAAGATCCAGTAAAAGCATTAAACACTGGAACTATTGGAGTAGCTGCAGCAGGAGATACGTTACTAGGTGGACTTAACGGTATATTCTTTACACAAGCCGATACACAAAAACCAACGTTCGCACAACATCTCAATGCAAGTAATACTGCAACGGATATTGTGGCATTTGTATCAGACGATCCTTACGAAAGATTTGAGATACAATCGGACAATACACTAGCATCTGCTCAAACAGACGTGTTCATGAACTATGACATTCTGTACGCAGCAGGTGATTCAGCAAACTATGTATCAAATGTAGAATTAGATGACTCAACTTTGAGTTCAACTAATGGACAATTGAAAGTAGTGGGAGTTGCAAAAGATCCTGACAATAATAATTTAGCTGCAAGTAATGTTAATTTTGTTGTTATGATCAATGAGCACTTCTTAAATTCAACGGCAGGAGTATAATCATATGGCTATATCACGAGGACAACTAGTTAAAGAACTAGAGCCAGGTTTGAACGCCCTGTTCGGCTTGGAATATAAGAGGTACGAAAATCAACATGCTGAGATATATGCAACAGAAACATCAGACAGAGCTTTTGAAGAAGAAGTTATGTTATCTGGTTTCGCTAATGCTCAAGTAAAACCCGAAGGATCAGGTGTAGTTTTTGACAGTGCTCAAGAAACTTTCACTGCTAGATACACTATGGAAACAGTGGCTCTTGCTTTCGCAATTACTGAGGAAGCGGTAGAAGATAACCTGTATGACAGACTGTCAAGCAGATATACAAAAGCGTTAGCAAGAAGTATGTCTAACACTAAGCAAGTTAAAGCGGTTAACCCTTTGGTTAATGGTTTTGGAGGTGGTTTCACTTCTGGGGATGGAAGCAATTTATTTGCAACTAATCACCCTACTATTGCTGGTGTTGTGTCAAACACTCTTACTACAGCAGCTGACTTAAACGAAACTTCATTAGAGCAGTCGTTGATCGACATCGCGGCTTTCACTGATGAAAGAGGTTTAAAAATTGCAGCGAAAGCGACAAAAATGATTGTCCCTTCTGCGCTACAATTCCAAGCTGAGAGATTGATGAAATCAGAAGGCAGAGTTCAAACTGCTGATAACGATATCAATGCAATCAGATCAATGGGAATGGTTCCTCAAGGTTACAGAGTGAACAATTTCTTAACTGATCCTAATGCATTCTTCCTTATCACTGATGTTCCAAACGGAATGAAACATTTCGTTAGAACACCAATCAAAACAGCTATGGAAGGTGACTTCGACACAGGAAACTTAAGATTCAAAGCTAGAGAAAGATACCAATTTGGTGTTTCTGACTTTAGAGGAATTTTCGGTTCTCCAGGTGCTTAATCACTAATATATTAAATTAAAAGGGGGCTACCAAGCCCCCTTTTTTTATGATAGAAAGACAAAATAATCATGAAAAAGTTCTTAATTAAAATCACTGCTTACGGATATATAACCGAGTTTAAGGTTATAGCTGAAGATAGCTCAAAAGGGGTGGAAGAAGCAGTCCTTGACAAGCTAGGAGAAAATGATATTAATTGGGAGAAGTCAGACTTTTATGACTTAAATAGAAAATGGTTAACCTTTGAGGAGATTAACGATGACGAACTTACAAGACCTCTACAAGCAGAAAAGGTCTCTGGAGTTGAGTTGGGAGCAGGAGCATCTTAACGAGGGTAGATATACTCTTGATATGGTCAGAATAGATCATAAAGTTAGAAAAGTAATTGCTGACATTAAGATGAAAGAAGCTGAGCTAGCACATCATGTTAGCAAAGTAGAAGACTCCGCACCACAAGTTTCTGTAGCTACTTAGTAAAAAGCTACATCGCTAAAATCGTACTTTTACCCTAAGGATATCTTGCACTCTTTTAAAAAATAACATATAAATAAATCACTATACATTAAATTGGATATCGACGCGTATAGTCGACGGCCTAGAGACGGTATTCAAATAACTAGGAGGATAATAACATGGCAAATACTACATTTTCGGGACCAGTCATTTCAAAAAATGGCTTTATAACAACAGGACCCGGAGCAACAAAAGCAATTAATTCTACTGGCTTAGGTACAGCAGGTTTACCTTTAACGGTTAATGCTCACGCTGGAAGAATTTTAATTTCGCAAGACGCAGATGGTATTTATACTTTACCAAGCATTAATGCGAATGCTAACTCTGCTGTAGCAGGATCAACTGACTACAACAATCCAAATAATCTTGGTGCTACATTTATGTTTTACATAGACATACTAGCAACTGATGTTCAAATTCAAACAGATGGTATTGATAAGTTCACAGGCGCAGCTATGATTGCAGTAGATGATGGAGCTAAAAAAGCTTTCTTTCCAGCAGCAGCAAATGATGTTCTTTCTATG